AGACGATTCTGACTCAGAAACGGTTAAGAAAGCAGCCCGTGTCATTCTGGTTTCACTCGGCGGCTTTATCCCCTCAACTCTGAAAAAAATGTTCGGAACAGTTAAAGATTTATCGTCTGTTCCAGTGAAAGGCAATGATTTTTTTCATTAATTTTCAGGAGTCACTATGTGCCGTTTACCTATCAATGATCCTGTGCTGATGGCCCCTATCAACCGTCTGATGCGCGGTGGCCTGAAGGTGCTGAACGTCAATACACAGTATCGTCGCCCGGTTGTTGAGGTTGACCGCCCCTTTCAGGCGTGGCGCGGTAAGGAAGTTGAAATCACTGAGCGCAAAGATGGCAAATACACGCAGGTTAAAATGCTCATCTGGCGCGGGATGCATATTATCTGGAGGTAATGTGGCAGAAATCGTTATTACGGTTTATGAATCCGGCGAAGAGGTAAATGTTACTGCAATTATGTCAGTCGAAAAGTCGGATTCAAAATTAATCAAAGATATTACGCAAATAGTTGCACCGGTAGCGCTGACCGCCGTCAGTGCAGAAGTTATTAAATTCTTTAAACATCCGAATGAGGTTAATCATGGATAAGCAAAAACAATTTACCGATGTGGCAGTACCCGCTGATTACTGGATTGACGCTAAAGGCGCGTTAATTCCCAGCAAACTGCTGAAACCGATTGACCTTGCCCGTGATTCACTGGTTGGCGAAATCGTCACAAAAGCCATTGAGCTGAATCAGTTAATGGCAAAGTTTAAAGATGCAGCGTTTGCGGATATCGCCGCATTCATTGACCTTTCAGCGAATGAATATGATGTGAAGCTGGGCGGTAAAAAAGGCAACGTGACGCTCTTCACCTTCGACGGCCGCTATAAAATTCAGCGTGCGATGGCTGACCGCATCGCGTTTGATGAACGCCTGCAGGCGGCGAAAGAGCTTATCGATCAGTGCCTGGCAGACTGGACGGAGGGCGCTCGTCCTGAGCTGCAGATCCTGATTAATCGGGCATTCTCAACCGATAAATCAGGCGAGGTCTCCACCGGGGCCGTTCTGGCCCTGCGCCGGTATGAAATTGAAGACCCGCGCTGGCATCAGGCAATGACCGCTATCGGTGAGTCCGTGCAGATTGTGGCGACCAGCGCTTATATCCGCATTTACGAGCGAATTGGTGAAACAGACCAATATAAACCTATTCCTCTGGATATGGCGGCGGTGTGATATGAAAGCCAAAGAGTTTAACTCTAAATATATTCCCGGTTTGGCATTCTGGCATCAGCGGCCGGATGAAAAAGAGCGCCGGGCAGTGCGGACAATAGCCAGTGCCATAGATTTAAAATCGGCAACGGTTGTTGAAATTAACGTTGAGCCCTGGCTTGCAAACGTAAATTCGCTTACTCGCCAGGATTAATTAAATCCAGCCTGTTTTTAAATGGCGTAATGCGTCATGGGGATGCTTACGCCTTAAACGAGGAATGACGAAATGACAGCGACAGTGATTAATGAAATGTTGGGCAAAACTTTCTACTCCGTTGAGAAGAACAGCGAGGGTAATGAGCTTATTTTTCGAATGAATGGATGGGAAGGCGTCTTCAAATTCTTTCATGAGCAGGACTGCTGTGAAAGTGTTTGGGTTGAAGATATTGCTGGGGAATTAACTGACCTTGAGGACGCTCCTATCACAGAGGCGGAATTAGCATGAATACCGTAAACCGTTTTATTACCACCTGGTCAGGTCAGCATTTTTATTTTTGCAGCTCCGACACCGATATTATCTATATCGACGATGTCGCTCAGGCGCTCTCTAACCTCTGCCGCTTTACAGGGCATCTGGATGACTTTTACAGCGTGGCCCAGCATTCGGTGCTGGCCAGCTACCTTGTGCCGCCGCAGTTCGCACTGGAAGCGCTGTTGCACGATGCCAGCGAGGCTTACTGCAACGATATCGCCGCGCCGCTCAAAGCCCTGCTGCCGGACTACCGCAACGTTGAGGCGTGGGTGGATGGCCTAATCCGACGGAAGTACGGACTCCCAGCCGAAATGAGCCCTGAGGTGAAAAAGGCGGATCTCATCATGCTGGCTACCGAACGCCGCGATCTGTTCATCGATGACGATACCGAGTGGGCCATTCTCAGGGGCATTCAGCCTACGGATAAATTTATCATCATCCCGCTTAATCCACGTCAGGCCAGAAAGTTGTTTATGGAGCGTTGGCATGAACTTAAATCAGCAGCATAAAGATATCGATAAACAAAAGCTGATGACTGACGCATCGAGATTCAGGGATCCGGCCGAACGTCGTAGTTTCTGGTCAGTCATCTTCATCACCTTTATTTCAGCATCTACTATCGTCCTTTTTAACTTTATTTTTTAGGAAAATTACCAAATGAGTCATGACAAAGATGTTTTAAATAGATTCCTGATAAATACTGCCAATCACACAATGAAGGTTCACCGTGATGATGGTATTTATCGTCATCTGGAATTTTCACGTAATGGCAGTAACAGTTATCGGTTTGATCTGGTTACATGGCCAGGCTATCTGTGCGTCACCGGCGATATGGGGACGTGGACCTTTAGCCGCATCGCAGACATGTTCGATTTTTTCACGGCCAGCCATTTCGGGCGGCAGGAAAGTTTTCTTATTAATCCTGGCTATTGGTCAGAGAAATTTGAAGCGGGTGCAGGTCGTGGTCGGCGTGAATCGCCTTGTTTCGAGTTCGATGCACAGGCCTTTGATAGCGGGTTACAGCAGTGGCTTGATGCTTATCTCAAAGAGTGTGACGATGATGATGACGCTAAAGAGGTCAGAGACGCTATAGATGAGCTGAAGTGTAACAACTTCACCACAGAGAGCGATGCGTATCATGCCCTCGATAGCGCCTATTTTCCAGGCAATGTCAGTGCATTCGACATCTGGGATGGTATTGAAGGTCTCCAGGCGTACAGCGTCCACTATCTCTGGATCTGTTATGCGATTGTGTGGGGAGTTGAGCGGTACCGCACCGCCAAACTGACGGACAAGGCGATGAATATCTTTCTGGCTGTAAGAGGAAATTTATGAATATCAAACCTCCAAAGCAACTTTATAAATGGGACCAGGCACGGGTGAGAATCACCAGACCCGCATCAAACATGATGGCATCCCTTCCGGCAGGTACAACCGGAACAGTAATGAAAATGGGCAGAGGTCTTGAGTTTACCTCCGATGCTTGCCAGTGCTGCGGTGTTCAGGTTCGTATAACGAGAATGGGTCCCGATGATTTCGAACTTATTGAATTAGGGCCGCTGACCGGAGGACGTAATGAAGGGCCTCCTGCGTAATATGACCGCCGGTAACTTTAACCGGCGTTATCCGGTGGGCTCCCGGTTCCGGTATTACATCGTTCCCGGGATGCCTGAAGTGGAAGAAGTCGTCACCACCTCAGAAGCCTGGCATGTACGTAACGGACGGCTGGTCGTTCGGGTGGAAGGGAAAATCGGGGGCGTGTCGGTTAATAAACTCGAACCCATCCAGTGAGTCATTCTTGCAGGCACTTTGCGGAGTGCCTGCCGTAATGGCAACCAACAGGAGGTAATATGTCCACTCCAGCAAAACGCGGCCTTATCGGGGCCATCAAAGCCGGTCAGGCTCATCTTGGCTGGGACGACGCGACATATCGCGCCGTGCTGGCTCGTATGTGTAACGGCAAAACCTCATCCACAAAATGTTCCCTCGACGAGCTGCAGGCCGTGCGTGAATACATGCATGAGCAGGGCTTCCCCCGCCAGTCACCCCGTCACGGCAAGCGGCCAAATGTGGCCCGTTCACACAAAACGATGCTCAGCAAAATTGAAGCTTTGCTTGCAGATGCAAAACGGCCGTGGAATTATGCCGAGAAAATGTGCGATCATATGTTCCAGGTTCAGCGCGTGGAATGGTTAACGACAGAACAGTTAACCAAGCTGATGCAGGCGCTGGTCATTGACGCAAAGCGGCGTAAAAAACGGGAGACAATCGATGAATCTGCAACAGGTAACAGAGCTACTGCCACCGGCAATAATACAGATAGCTGACCTTATTGGCTTCCCTGCCACCGAGCAACTGCTATCCGCGTTCGGTGGTACCACTTTTCCGATTGGAAAAGGTCTCCGCGCTCTCGGCGCTAACCGCGCCGCTCTTCTCCGCGATACCATCGGCGACCACAATACCCAGCTCCTGATTAAAAACTTCGGCGGTGAGGTGCTTTATCTGCCTCGCTGCGATCGGGCGTTGCGTGAGCTGCGTAACCGCCGGTTCCTTGCTGAGTTTGACACCGTTCGTCAGGATGGTACCTCTTCGCTGATGGCCATGACATTACTGTGTCCGCGTTACGGTTTTAGTGATCGCTTTGGATGGGAATTGCTAAGTAAACGTAGGCAGGATTTATCAACCAGACAACAAGCACTTTTTTAAAGGTTAATAAAATGGAATTTTTAGTAGCATTGATTATTTTTGGACTTTCTGTCGCAGTGTACAAAGATGCTCTTGCGAAGAATATTGCACGTCCGGCACGATGGGGTATTGGCGTAGCTTTTGTTTTTATTATTTTTTTACCACTGTATCTTTTTAAACGAAAAAAAATAGCAGGTTCTGTTTTTGAGATTACAGACGCTCCGGGTATACAAGGAGGGGGGAATATTAACCCCTTAGCCGCTTATATTCTGATGTTTGTACTGTCTTTCATTGGCCCTTTTTTGGGTTTTGTCAAAGGTGATCTTCCTGGATGTAACTCGCCAGAAGTAGCCAGCGTCATTACCAATCTTCTAAATGGTCAAAAATTTAGCGATGCGGCACAGGTTAGTTACGATAAGGTTGATGAAATTAGACACTGTAACCTCACAACCTCAGAGCAAGTTTTTTCCTACACAGTCAAATGGTACAGTGAAGATAAAGATCAGTTCGTTGTTAAATTCGATAATTAAATCCACTGAACCCCTTCACCTGATTCCCTGATCCCCCTCCCGCGATACTGACACCACTTTTATTTTCCGTGGTGTCAGTACATGAATCTCAACGACTTCCAGCATGCCGCCGGCATTACGCAACAGCGGGCGCAGCAATGGCTTGATCCGCTGAATGCGGCTATGGCCGAATTCTTTATCAATACCCCGTTGCGCCAGGCTGGCTTTATTGCACAGCTCGGGCATGAGAGCCTCCGGTTTACCCGAGTCGTCGAAAGCCTGTACTACCGAGATGCTGAGCGTCTGGCGATGATTTTTCGTTCCGACTTCGATCTCAACAAAAATCGTAAGATTGAGCCCTCAGAACTGGCACTGGCCCAGCAGTTCGTAGGCAGGCCGGAAGCGACCGCTAATTTTGTCTATGCCAATCAGGGCGGAAACGGCCCGGAGTCCTCTGGCGACGGCTGGCGTTATCGTGGTCGTGGCCCGATTCAGATCACCCTCAAAAACAACTATCGGGCCTGTGGACAGGCGCTGGGGCTGGACCTGCTGAACAACCCCGATTTGTTGCTGGAGCCAGTTCATGGCGCACGTTCTGCCGCCTGGTACTGGTATCAGCACGGTTGTAATGCGCCAGCAGATTCGGCCAATGTGGTCGAAGTCACCCGCAAGATTAACCCCGCCCTGGTCGGTCTTAATGACCGCACCATGCTCTTCGAGAAAGCCAGGAGGGCGCTATGTCCCTCAAAGAACTGATATCTAACCCGTCGGGCCGGCTCAGTACCTCCGACACCATTACCTTTTTTACCTTTCTGGTCACGTCCGCGATCGTCATCTGGTACGGCTACAGCCTGCAGCTGCAGGAGTGGATGTTTACCGCCTACATCGTTGCCTGGGCGGGTCATAACATCGGGTCCAAACTGGTGGCCATGAAGCGCGATCAGCCTCTTACCGGTACAAACGGAGGTACTCCTGATGGTCAGTAAACTCTGGATGCTGGTTAAACCGCTCCTCCCCTGGCTGGTTGCTGTTGCGCTGATTCTGTTTGCGGGGATCTGGATTGGAATTCAGGTATGCGCCAGCCAGATGCGTGGAGATGTACAGACGGCGAACAACGCGACGGCCACCGTCCAGAAGGCGTTCGACGATTACAGGATTGAGCGTGAAAAAACGGATGCCGACAAGGCCAGGCAAAATCAGTCGCAACTGCAGGCTCAGGTAAATCTCGCCGAACACTACCGCCAGCAGGCGGACAAACTTTCCGGGGAGCTGCTGGCCAAAGGCAAAGCGCTGACGATCGCACAACAAAAACTGAAGGAAAAAATTGATGAACTCGCACGCAAAGATGGTGCTGGCTGGACTGGTATCGGTCCTGGCGCTTTGTGCCTGTACCAGCAGAACCTCGGCTATCCAGCCGGACCCGGTTGTAGTCAATACCTGTCAGCAGCCAACAGCGGAAATGCTGGATATTCCGGCGATGCCGGCAGCGCCGGCGGCGGACTCTCTCCCCGGGGAATCCTCGGCCACAGCAACGACTATGGCGAATGGTGCCAGCGCATCCGCAACAAACTGAACACCCTACGCCAGCTCTATGGTAAGGAATCACAATGAACCCAGACCAGCTTTATCAGTTACTTCTCGGACTTGTCACGCTGTTCGGCGGTATCTGGATCCGCCGCCTGCAGCTTGATATTCGCGACCTGGAGGAATCGGTTGACCGTATCAGAACCGAATACCAGCGCCGGGACGATGCCTCGCGTGATTACAACCTGGTATCGGACAACATCCGGGACATCAAGATCTCACTGAACCGCATCCTCGACAAACTGGACAAGAAGGCAGACAGGACATGAAGGCCAGACAAAAGCGGCGGCAGCGTCGTATTACCACAGCAAACGTGACGCCGTCGGTCAGGCTGGCCAGCGATGACCCGTTAATGCTTTTGCAGCAGTTGCTGACGGAACAGCGCCGGCCGTTCTCCCCCGACATCATGCCGGAACTGGAGAAAATATCCGGGGCCGTGATGCGTATCGATCGGCGTATTGATGCGATGGAAAGCCGGGTTATCCGTCAGGGTGCTATCTCCGGCGGACTGACCGGGGCGCTGTCGGGCGGGCTGGTCGTGACGACCATTTCCTTAATCAAGGCCAAGATGGGGTTCTGATATGGCGCATCCGCCCGAGACCAGGGAAAAAGTACGGCGGCTTTATATTCAGAGCCAGCTGTCCCTGCAGATCGTTTCTTCTCAATGCGGCGTCAGTTTTGCGACGGCCGCCCGCTGGAAGAGAGACGCGCAGGACAGCGGCGACGACTGGGACAAGCTCCGTGCCGCGAACGTGCTGGCGGGTAATGGTATGGAGGACGTCGGCCGGGCCATCCTGATGGGGTTGCTGGTCCAGTATCAGACCACCATTGAACAGCTCAACGTTGATTCACAGTTGCCGCCACAGGCCCGTGTGGAGCTGCTGGCCAGTCTCAGTGATGCCTTCAACAAAGCGACGGTGGCGAGCAAGCGCGTTCTGCCGGAGACCTCGCAGCTGGCCACAGCAATGGAAGTGCTGACGATGCTCAGTACCTTCATCAGTGAAAAATACCCGAAGCATATGGAAGCCTTTGTCCAGGTGCTGGAACCCTTTGGTAATGAGGTGCAAAAACACTATGGCTGACAAATTAATCCGGGTTATTTCCCGCGTCAGCGTGATGGCCAGCCAGGTGGCTTACGTCATCGCGCCGGAGTTTAAGGATCTTAAGGATCGTATCGAAGTTCACCTGCTCGATGGTCGCGTTGAAGAACTGGAATACTCAATGCGTAACGAACGCTGGAGCGCTAAAGACCGGTTTGAAACGGCTGTTAACGACGCTTTAAGGGGGGAATAAATATTGTTTATTTCCGCCGTTGTGAAGAATGTGTCTCACGATCGCCTGTCTTTCACTTGCCCGGGCTGCGGTTTTCCCCATCAGGTGACGATTGGCCAGGGCGATGGACCGCGCTGGGACTGGAACCATGATTATGTTCGCCCGACTTTTAACCCCAGCATCCTGGTGACATGGGAAGAGCCGAGCGATAACCCGGCGCATTTTGATGACCGGTCCAAGGACCAGCACCGTGTCTGCCATAGTTTTGTGCGCGATGGCCATATTCAGTATCTGGCTGACTGCACGCACGAGCTGGCCGGGCAGACGGTCCCGCTTTCGCGTATCGGGGAATAACTGTGGCGCGTAAAAAGAATGTCACCCTGAACAAAAAGGAGTTTGAGGCCCAGCTCAACGAGCTGGCCGCATCGCTGCGCCGGTCCATCGAGGCGGAACAGGTCGGCTTTGACCCGTCTCAGGAGGCCGTTAATCAGCGCCGTGAGGCGGTCAGGGATCCGGTTAACGGCTTTCGTTACTTCGTGCAGAACTACTTCCCGCACTATATCCGCCATAAAGATGAGTCGGAGCTGCATAAGTTTCTGTTTCAGCGTCTGCCTGAAATCGTTAACGCGACCGTCAGCCAGCAGGACGCCATCGCCGCTCCCCGTGGTGAGGCCAAATCGACCATTGTCAGCCAGCTCTTTGTTCTGTGGTGCATTATCCTGGAGCTGAAAAAATACCCGGTCATCATCATGGACAGTATCGACCAGGCGTATCCGATGCTGGAAGCCATCAAAGCTGAGCTCTGCTGGAACCCGCGGCTGAAGATGGACTTTTCCGACGCCTGCGGCGCGGGCCGCGTCTGGCAGATGGGTACCATTTTGACAGCGACCGATATCAAGGTGCAGGTTGCCGGTAGCGGTAAAAAGCTGCGCGGCCTGCGTCATGGCCCGTATCGCCCCGATCTGGCTGTACTCGATGATATTGAAAACGATGAGCTGGTCCGTAACCCGGACCAGCGCGATAAGCTGGATAACTGGTTAAAAAAGACCGTCCTGCCGCTGGGTGGCGCGGGGGCCAAGTTCGATGTGATCTACATCGGGACCATTCTGCATTACGACTCGGTGCTGTCACGCACCCTGAAGAATCCCCTGTGGAAACGTAAACGCTTTAAAGCGCTGATCACCTGGCCGTCAGACATGACGCTGTGGGATAAGTGGGAAGAGGTCCTGCGTAACAATGACGAGGAAGGCGAGCTGCTGGCCCGGGCGTTCTACGATGAACATCGGGAGGCAATGGAAGCCGGCGCGGTAGTTTCCTGGTCAGCGCGGCCACTCTATACCCTGATGTTGATCCGCGCCCGTGACGGTCACAGCACCTTCGACAGTGAATACCAGAATGACCCGGTCAGCGGCGATGATGCGCCGTTCGCCACCTGTATCTCCTTCTGGGTTAACCGTCTGAAGGAATGGTCATTCTTTGGCAGCATCGACCCCAGCCTGGGTAAGAACGGCAATTCCCGCGACCCATCGGCGATCCTGGTTGGCGGGTTTAACCGGATGACCGGAGTCCTGGACGTTGTCGAAGCCCGCATCAAAAAGCGTCTGCCCAGCGTCATTATCAGCGACACCATCGCGCTACAGCGCGAGTACGGATGTCTGTGCTGGTCGGTTGAGGCGGTTCAGTTTCAGGAGTTCCTGCGTACCGAGCTGGTCCGTCAGTCAGCAGAACTTGGGGTCCCGGTACCGGCAATGCCGGTTATTCCGCACTCGGACAAAATCCTGCGTATCGAGTCGCTGCAGCCCTACGTGTTCAACCAACTGATTAGGCTCAGCCCGACCCAGGTCACCCTGATAGAGCAGCTCCGCCATTTTCCGATGGCAGACCATGACGATGGCCCGGATGCCCTGCATATGCTCTGGGCGCTGTGCAACTCCTTTGGGACGCGTGACGGTTTCCGCCACGTTCCGCGCCGGCAGGACGATGACAGAGATGATGACAACAAACATTCAGGCCAACAGCGCCAGCGTTCCCGCTTGCGCTTTGGTAACGGAGGATGGTAATGGGCAAGATAGTTGATCAGTGGGGCCGCCCATTTGATAAGGCGGTGACAAAAGCGCCGCAGACAGCACGGATGATTCAGCTTAACAGCACGTATCCCGATCA